TAGGCATCAAACAGACGTTATTGAGTCACCCAATAAACCCTGTATGAAGGTAAACGAAAGAACCGTACACCCCACGCAAAAGCCAGTTCAACTTATTTCTACATTGATTCAATGGATAACAAACCCTGGTGATTTAGTTTTAGACCCCTTTTGTGGTAGTGGAACAACAGCGATCGCTTGCAAAGAATTAAACCGAAACTATATCTGTATTGAGAAGGAAAAGGAATATTTTGACATAGCTTGCAAACGAGTAAACCAACCAAGGGAAACGGTAGAAAACGATACAATTTTAGAAAATTTTAATCAAGAAAATATACCGGAATTTAAACAATTAAGCTTATTTTGAGTTATAATTAACTCAATTTTTAACACAACTAAAGAGGGAATTATGCAAGAGATTCAATCGCCAGATTTATCGTTAGAGCAACAATTCAAGTTAAAGATGCTAAATGAACAAGTGAAGACGCTAAACTTGGAACAGGCGCAGGATTATCTCATGGAATTGTTGAAGCAATCGATGATCAAAGACAATCTTTTGAAGCAATGGATTAAGGGTGTCTAACTGATAATGTAGGGTGCATTTTTTGAAGGTTTGAGCGACTGCAATTAAGTCTATATAGTTTTACTAAATTAAACCAAAGTATTGAATTTATATTATAATATAAATAGACGACTTAATTAAAAGCCTAAACTTCTAATTAAGTCTAACCACGAATTACTTTAACGGAGTAAACATGGCTATTCTTGACATTACCACACAGAATGGTGCTTTAGTTGTTGATTCTCGACTGATTGCTGAGGAACTGGGAATTGAACACAGAGCATTAATACAAAACATCAAAAAACATCAAAGCGTTATAGAGCAAGGGTTTGGGGTTATTACATTTGCTGTGTCGAAACCCCTAGAAGGGAGTCGGGGCGGTCGTCCTGAGAACATTGCCTATCTGACAGAAGATCAAGCTACCCTCTTAATGACATTCTCTCGGAACACAGAGCAAGTTATAAATTGCAAGGTTAACCTCGTTAAAGCGTTTGCAGTAGCTAAAGACAAATTAAGCCAAAAGCCTGCGTCACTTCCCCAAAACTATAAAGAAGCTCTCAAGGCGTTAATTGCAGAGGTAGAAGCTAAAGAACTGTTAGAAGCTGAGAAAGCGTTGCTTGAGGCTGAAAATCATCAACTGTCTGAAGCGTTGGATGAGTTGTTCGATTACTCCTCTATCGTTCGGATCGCTAAGTTCAATAAAATCCATGAGTCAAGATTTGATTGGCGATCGCTCAAAGCTCTCAGTTTGAAGATGGGTAAAGAAATTAAGAAAGTGCCAGACGCTCGGTATGAATTCAAAAACCTCTATAGTCACGATGTTTGGCGAGTGGCTTATCCTGACGTGAGATTACCTGAGACTACGACGTTAGTGATTAGTCGATAATCATTAAACTTGGGAAACGTTTTTGTTCAAACCGAGTAAAAAATAACCCTCTAAATATTTAGAGGGTTTAACCCCCAAGTAAACATGAATAAAAATACCAACCAAGAAACCCGACCCAGAAAACAAATTAACCCTAATCAACGTCATGATTGACACTCTCAAGAATGACGCTTTAAACCTACAAATTAAGATTAAATAATGGTATAATTTCTGTGTACACCTGGATTTCAATTGGACGATCAGCAAATACAGGTAACTCACTACAAGTTACCTGTATTAATTTCATTACAGGAATATTTGACATTGCTTGTGAACGAAGTTTAATTAACTTAATTTATTGGCGAGCATAACACCAGCAATCCCAAACAATAAACAAACAACAAAAAGGGTTAAATAACTAACCATGATTTATCCTTATTTAAGCATCATCTATATTATACCTAATAAATCAATAAAAACCCCTCTAAATGTTTAGAGGGATTAAAGTTAAAATAGTTTTCCGCAATCCTTACATTTGAGGCGACGACGACGGTGTTCGGTATAGCCATATCTGACTATCTTATGGCTACCACACCGAGGGCAACCGTCGCCAACTCTGACTATTAAGGCTTTTGCAAAAAAAGGCAGCCTAACACCTCTGATGGGTTGGCAGAATTGCGGACTAGCGCACCGGGAGCTAGGCAATCAGCCCGGTTCACTTTAACGGCGGCTGCTGCTACCAGTCCCGACACTATATAATAAGTGTCGGGAGACGCAGGGGGGAGCCCCTCAATCTCGCCATACTGAAAAGTGAACCGGGCTGGCGGTAGTGGCACGACGGCAGTAGCCTGCAAAGAATTAAACCGTAACTACATCTGCATTGAAAAGGAAAAGGAATATTTTGATATAGCTTGTCTGACTGGGAACTGATAGCTGAACAGAAATTATTTTTACTGAGTCTGAACTAATCAAAAAAAAAAGAACCCTCTAAATATTTAGAGGGTTAAAATTAGAAAAGTTTATTACAATCCTTACATTTCATTCGGCGGCGACCGTGTTCGGTGTAACCGTATTTGACTATCCTGTCACTACCACACCGGGGGCAACCGTCACCAACAATCAGGGCTTTTGCAAAAAAAGACAGCCTAACACCTCTGATGGGTTGGCAGAATTGCGGACTAGCGCACCGGGAGCTAGGCAATCAGCCCGGTTCACTTTAACGGCGGCTGCTGCTACCAGTCCCGATACGACATAGAAGACATCGGGAGAGGGTTCGGGTAGCCCCTCAATCTCTCCATACTGTACTGACTGGACGGGAATACCGAGAATAGGCTCGGATTCGGTGTTGGCAATTGCCACACGGGGTATGATTCCCGATGGGGGAAGTGTGAATAACGGAGTCACACTTCCGGCTGTGAACTGCTTGGTTTTGGGGTCTTGAGTTACCCCTTCATTTGAGCAAATAACAATGGCGTGCGGCGTGGCGTTGATAACTTTCATGATTTTCTCCTGTGTTGTTTCTACATTTCTAATACTACAACAAGCGTCAACAGGTGTCAACAGGTAGAGCAAAAATTTTTTATTCCTCAAGCCCCTAGTGGGTGAATCCCTTTGCTGATAGGGGTTTAAGACTCTAGACACTCAACCCCGGAAAAGGCACGGATCGCAATCACTTCACTCAGCCCGGAGAGGATATAGGGATTTAAGTATTTTAATTCAAGTATTTAATTTCACTATTATTTAACATCTATTAAGTAAAAAATGCTGTAATTTTTGTTAAAATAACTATGTGCTAGTTAATATCTAGGGTGTCATCTAAATTAATATCTTAAACACCCTTTACTATTGAGGATTTATGCACAAATTTATTGTGATTGACGGTATAGATGGAAGTGGGAAAGGTACGATTTTGACTCGATTAATCGAGTGGTTAAAAATTAATACTAAGATCAAGCTCTACAGAACTGAGGAACCCTTTGACAAAAAGACTAGAAAACAGCTAAAGGAAACCCACTTCACCCCAGTGAGACAGTTGGATTTATTAATAGAAGATAGACGGGAGCATTGTAAGTTTATAATCAAACCCATGCTCGATTGTGGGTTTTGGGTATTCTGCGATCGCTTCACTCCATCAACACTCGCCTATCAAGGCTATGGACACGGGTTAGATATCCCACGCATCCAACGGCTCAACAGTGAGGCAACAGAAGGATTAAAGCCCGACCTAACGATTATCTTGGATTGCTTTGTGGAGAATGCCCTTAGTCGCAAAACAGAACCCTTGGATTGTATGGAAAGCGATCGCCCATTCTTAGAGCGTGTACGGCTTGGATATCTGGAGTTGGCAGGTCAACATGGTTGGACTGTTATCGATGCTAACCAGTCGGAGGATCTGGTATTTGAAGAGATTAAAAAGTTAATTATTCCCCTGATTCCAGAGGAGGATCGGGAATATTTGAAGGCAAGGTTATTTTGACATTAAAAAGCGGGGTTTAACTCCCGCTTTGGCTAAAAATATTGAAGCTTTTGTGTACAGTTTCTATTGTATCAAAAGCTAATCAATACACGCGCATCTTCTTGATTCCTGTTTATTGTCAATTATGAGTTGCTCTAATGCTGACAATTTATCTAAATCCAACCATCTCCAAGTTCGCCCCAATCCCACAATCTCTTTAGCTCTATCTGCAAAATTTTCCTCCATAAAACAGGCTGCATCGTAAAGTTCAGGGTATTTTTCTTTTAAAAAAAGAACTTCGGAGGGCTTCCTATTTGGGCAAAAAAAAACAACTTGATTTCGGAGGGACACCTAAACCAATAGATTCTATTAAACTAATACAATTTTTTTGATTTAAACCCCACTCTATTAATGGATATTCTTTTCTATAAAATTCCGTCTCAAAAGGATCTTCCTTTTTATTGATTAATCTCCCTATTTCTTCGGAATGAAAACCTATAAACATTCTGATTTTGGTGTCCCCTATAATATCAGAGTAAAAGCCCTCTAAATAGGACTGTTGAGGTTTTATTTTATAGTTAATAGAGCATTCCCCTTTATTAAAAACCCTTGATGGTAGAGCTTTTAATGTTATACACTTTTCGTACAAATTAGAGTATTCAAAAAATTGATTTCCATTGGACAAGATGCCTAAATACAGAGATAAAAGGAACCAATCAAAAGATTTCGTTATTACATCCCATTTAACAACTAACGCCTTGCGCTCCCTGACTGCTTCTACTTTACCTCGTTTTACAACAGTCACAGATGGGAATCCTTGATTATGCAACCAATCAGAAAACGTATTAACCCATTCATACGTCTCCGGCAATTCCCCCCCGGTATCTGCGAACAGAATTAAATCGGGTTTAATGCCCTTTAAAACCATTGCAATTAACATGGCGGTGCTGTTGGTTCCTCCTCCATAACTCACAACTATGGGGGAGTTTGGATCGGGTGCAGGTCTATTTTTTAAAATCCAGATCGGATCTTTAGCTTGAACATCAACATGATTCCCAAACAGGTCTAATTGTGTTACCATTTTTCTCTTTTATTGAGGTTAATTAATTTGTAAAAAGTTGATTTGTTGAGCGTGTCGAATCAAATCTAATTCATTTTATCCTAACACAAAATACCATAATTTGTAGGGGGATTATGTCTTTAATTGATCAATATTTGTTTTGATGTTTAAATATGGTATAATTATTGAAAATAATTGAGAATGATTGACTTTCCGAGAGAGTAAGATTCGCACCTTACTCTCTCAATCTTTTTAATAATCTCGACTCAATACCTCCGGGCATTCATCCCATCACGTCCTGCCAAAATAAAACCCTCCGATCATAGGAGGGTGATGGCTGTTATTTTTTCTTGCGATATTTGTAATTGGGGCGTTTTTTCCGTTCAGGGCTTTTCTCTCGATGTTCCTTGCAGTACCCTGAACGGTTTTGAGGTGCAAGGGGATTCCCACAAAATTTGCACCTACTCAATTTGCACCTACTCATCTAGCATCGCGTCTTCGATGCCTCGCCAGTAACCATCTGCGTATTGAGGGTTTTGCGGCTGATTATTGCTTCTCCCCATATAACCGTCTTCCCATCCCTGTCTCCACAGGGTCTTGGGTTTGATATTGTATGTTTTTGGTTCTTTTGCTTCTTTTGTTTTCATTTTAAAACCTCCATAATTTTAGGTAATAAGCTAATGTCCCAGTTTCAATTCCTGATAGGCATTAAAAGGAATTTCGAGTTTTATACGACATTTGTTTTATTGCCTTATCTCTCAACTGCAAATAAACAATTGAAAACATCCCCATCCTCCTAAACATCAAACCATGCCCGGAAAGTTTTTTTCCAGGAAGCCCTTAACATCGTTAAGGGCTTCTTCAAAGTTTTCGGTAACACGTCCTTTATACAGGGGACGCTTTCCCCCCTGTATCTGAAGCGTTGCACGAGGGCCGGAGGTCAAATCAATTAACCAAATCGTTAACTGCCCCTTGGCATATCTAGCACCAGTTTTTTCACCCTGGCGAACAAGAACCCATGATGGGAAAATGGATTGAAATGCTTTTTGCTCAGGTGTCATATAATCCTCTTAGTGTCGTTCACTGCAAGGGGAGAGCTAGACTGCAAAATCAACTCTCCCCTTGCCCTATTTATAATTTACCCCCCACTTTTTAGAATGTCAAGGGGTGAAAAAATTATTCTTCCTCTAGCAAGACAGGCAGCGAGGGGCGATGGATCACACTCCCTGCATAGTGGTTGTAAATCGTCTCGACCTGATTCCCCACCAATTGAGCCATTTCTGCGGGACTCTTCCCTTGCGATAACCCGTGAGATATTAAGGTGTGGCGACAGTTACCAGGCTTGCGATATTCAACCCCAACCTTAGCTAAAACTTGTTTCCAGGCGCGATTTCTGAAGTTGTGCGAGTCAATCGGCAATCCACGCGGCGTGGTGAATACCGGAGCATCAGGATCAGGGTTATGACGGATCGACTTAAGAATAGCTTGAAGGCGTGGAGGTAAAGGAATCAAGCGATCGCGGTTAGTCTTCGTCGTTTTCCTTTCACCTTTGACGGTCATTTTGCAAGTAATCAAAACCTCCGAACAGTCTTCTAAAACGTGCTTCCACTGCAATCCGTTCGCCTCGCCCGGACGACAGCCAACACCCAACAGAAATTCAACATAAGGCAAATAATGGGAATAGTATTGATCCTCTGCAAATCCTTTCAAAATCAACTTAATTTCCTGAACTGAAAAGGGTTTAGGTTGTCGCTTTGGTGGAACTTTAACAACAACTTCACTCCAAGGATTCCAAGAAACTAATTGACGTTTGACAGCCCAATTATACACAGCATTTAAAAACACAATTCTCTCTCTAACTGTGATGGGTTCATTGATTTCTAAAAGCCAATCACGGAAACCAAAGGCTAATTTTTCGGTTAAGTCCCTATCTCCAAAATATTGACGAATTCGAGGTAGAAATCCTTTATATTTTTCTAGCGTCTCGGACTCTATTTGCTGTTGTTTATATTCTAAATATTGCTCAACTAACTTAATAATTGAAATTGTCGTGGGTTTAGTCTCAATCTCGTTTTGTGGCTTGTACTTCTTAAGGGATGGATCAAAGTTTCCAGTCACGAGATCCCCTTGAATTTGTAGAGCTAACTTTTGAGCCACCATCCGATTCAGAGGGTTGTCTTCCAATCCCAAACTCAGAAAATATCGCTTCCCCCGGTGCGACCATACCAACCGGAGCCAGTCTACCCCGGCGGAACTGGTGACAACCCTAATCTGTACACTTCCCTTGGGTGCTTTCTTGCGTTGCGGCTGCTGTGGCTGTGTCACATTCGATGATCAATAATCTGTCTAATATAGCCTAATGCTGTCTAATGATGTCCCATAGAGGGGTGTCACCCCCTAGATAGTCAAAAAGCCAGACTCCTTATAGAATCCGGCTTTTAGCTTTATCGGAGCGGCGGGATTTGAACCCACGACCCCTACTACCCCAAAGTATTTTGTGTTCTCAAAACCCCTTGTTTATCAAGGGATTAGGAGTTTTTAAAGGGTGAGATCCCAGTGGATGATCAAAATTTACAACCTAAATCGAAAAAATTTTACACTTTCTCCCCCTACCCCTTGACATTCTAAGAAGTGGGGGGTAAATTATAAATAGGGCAAGGGTAGAGCCGACCGGAAATCAAACTCTACCCTTGAGTGAAAAAATCACTAAAGGAATAATACCATGTCAAACTCAAAAAAATCCCCGCGTGTCCGCAATAGTCAAACTTTACAGGAAGCTCTTTTTGAGGAAGGGGTTAACCTCATAGCGGGGCGACTAGAAAATACGTTTCAGCTAAACTCACGAGATTTAACCATTGAGGAAATTGAGTTTATCCAGTCCCTACCCGAAGATGGGTATGAGCAATTCCTCCAACTGTTAGAAGGGAAAAGCCAAGGTGCAAAATTTTTAGCGTGGCAGTGTTACAACGCCACAACACGCAACAAACAATTTAATTTAAGCCAGGCAAAAAAAGATTGGGCTGCCGTCAAAGAACTCCGGTACTGGGCAAGATCACGGACTGAAGACTTAATAACTTGTAAGTTGGGGCATGATGAATATCCCGATGCTCAATTTAGGCTTGCTTCGGGTGCGCTGCTGGATATCGGTATCCGCTACGAATGGCAAGCCGAACGCTTTTTAAACCTCTACAAAGAGGTGATGAATCCCAAACGGTCTTGGGATTCCTGTTACCAGGTTCACAAGCCAGTGGTGTTGGCAATTGCTACTACCCCCAACTTTAACCGACTCCCGTTATGGGTTAAGAAGGTAATGGTCAACGCCAACGCCTTTGAGGTCAACGACCGCATTGGTAATATATGGCGACTCCCTGACTGCGCCCGTGCATGGAAATGGTGTGGAGACCTCCCGAAAGGGATTGCCGAACGTATTGGTCGGATGTCGGTAAAAAGCCGCTTTCTAGCAAAACTGGCATGGGAAGGAATTAATCAAGGCGTTAGCACTGGATGGAAAGGTTATCATTCCCTGGGATGGAAGTCCCCATACCATGCGGAAACCTACAACCGCCATGAACTAACAATGGCTTTTTGGGCAAAATTCCGAGAACTATCTCGGATGTCATTTGTTGAACTGTTGCCTCTGTTTATGGTGTATGGCAACGGCGACCGATACGCCAAAAAATACTATCAAACACTACTAGAAGTTGTCCTAAATCTTCCCCATGAGTCGCTTCCCTGGACTGATTTAAATCAGTCCAAAAACTCTGATCAACTGTTATTGGGTTTGGTTGATTTCCTGTCACCCGCTAAAGCCTGTGAACACCTATTCGGTACAGCAGGAAAAGCGACGGTCAGAGCATTCCAAAATAGCTCCCCTACACCCCGCAAATGGGCGATGGTGTTAGTTAATGGGAACGCCGACCTATTGCAAAAATATCTGAATCTTCCTGAAGATTCCGTTATCGGGTTTCAGGAAGATGCGATCGCTTTCTTGAAATCACTTTCCCCAGAGGTTGCTTTAAGAATGATTCAGACCACAACCTTTAAGGTTCGGGGTGAAGTCAACCCCGTTGACAACAACCTAGTCCGCGATACCGGGTATCTGTACAAGCAATTAGGCGAAACTGATGGGGGTTTCCCTGAACTGGGTCGGGTGCGGTGTTGGTTAACTGTTCACGAAACACTAGCCAAAGAATATGTCCGTCGTCAACCGGACTACGAATTGAAAGTCAACCCTGACTTCAAGCGGGTTCAAGGACTCTGTGCCGTTGATGGTAGTTGGGAACTGGAAATCCCAACCTGTAACGCTCAACTGAAGCTATGGGGTGAGCAACTGTCTCACTGCGTCGGGGGATATGGGCAAGCGGTCAATAGCGGTCGCTCTATTATCCTCGCGGTTCGGGAACAAGGGCGAGTTACTCATACCGTTGAGATGATCAAAGCAGGAAATTCTTATTCTTGCCAACAATTCTATGGCTACCGGAACAGTAGCGCACCCGACAATCTACGGAGTTCAGTGTTAAATGCGCTGTCTCAAGCAAACCTCTGTAACTAAAAATGTCTCAACAAATTCTCTCTATCGTTCTCGAATCTTTGCTAGGTGCTGGCTGTGGCATCCTCACAGCCTACCTACTTCGCAAATTCAGCTACTAAAGGAAACCACCATGAACATTGATAATTATTCTGAAATCCTCAAGAAAGCCTACGAATTAGGCAAGGCAACTCACCCCGACGCACCGAACCAACATCATGCAGCTTTCGCTAATTCAGTTGCCTGTTTCGTGACAGGAGCAAGCGGTGGTTATGGTGGGCCGTCAGTCCGTGAACATACAGCCGAACGCATGGGAAGCAGCAAGAAACGAATGGGGGAATGGGATTTTAACGAAGCGGTCAAGTTTTGTGATACCCCGTGCTATGGGGAATTAACTGAACTGCATTATGCCCTATTCCGTGAGGAGCATTGCTTTGATGATTCCCAGGAAGACTTAGAGGCTCTGAAGAGTCGATTTCAAAAAGCCTAAATTTTGTAAAACTTGTGGGGCTAGGCTTTCCCCACAAAATCGTTCAGGATTCTGCAAAGAACATCGAGAGCAAAATCCTGAACGGAAGAAACGACCAAACCATAAATACAGATAGAATTTAACCCGTTGACCTTCCAACGGGTTTTACTTTTAAGCTTTATTCTTTTTGGGATTTAGAGATTTTTGATAAGCAGCCATCGCGTTAATGTGTTCCCTACTATCAAGATTTTCATGGCACTGAAGCCAATGCTCAATCAAAGGGATATTATACCTATAGCCTGATTGTCTCCCCCCTGGGCATTTATAGAAGTGAATGCCATCGATCCATCGTTTGTGATAGTGCTTGACACTATCAGGATTTCCAAGACTAAGGATTTTCGCCACTTCATACTTTGTTCCGAACATTATTCTAAACCCCCTTAACTTTTTTACTTAGATTTTTCAAGCTTTTCTCAACATTTAATCCTGCAAGATTCAGAACTTGCGCCCCTGGAATTGGGATGGACGACAGCTGACACATTGGCTCAAAATTAGCGGCTTCTGAATTCCAGATAAAAGCCAGATTAACCCCCTTCTCTTTTCCTTGTTCCGATTCAAAATAACAGGCAACAGTAGCAGCGACTAAATACCGTCTATCCTCTGCGGTTCCTTTGCTCAAAGGAACTTTATAAAAAACGGTTTCAATGTCTTGCTCATCATCGGGATCGTTAGGGTTGACGGCTTTATATTCAACCCTAAAGGTTTGGTGAGTTTCTGTTAGTTTTGGTTTTCCAAATCCTTTTTGTGCTATTCTGGACATAGTAATCCTCTCCTAAAATAACTGGGTTTGATAACCGGATTAATTGCTGTTAATCCGGTTTTTTGTGTTAGAAATTATTCGTTTTGACTGTCTGGAATATATGCAAATAACCGATCATCGACATCATAAGGAGAGGAGTTTCTTAGGCGATCGCTATCCCGAAGATCTGGCAAAATTTGATCGGATGAAGTTGACAATCCCAATGATTTAGCTTTTGCAAAGAGTTCACGGGAAACTGATTTATACTTTTTAACCATTACATTTGATCCTCTCTTCTATTTGTTTATTGCGATGAATTAAAGCTTGATTCAATTCGGGGTAAGTCTCCGCCCAAATCTTATGCTGATTTTCGTACTCTCTTAGAGATTTAAAGTCATCTGGATCGGGCGGTTCTTCGTCAACCCAGAATATTAAAAGTTGTCCATCAGGTTCAATTTGTCGAGGTGGATCTGTGAATAAAATTGAAGATTTAAGCATCGTTACTCACCTCCTCAACAATCGTTAATCCAATACCGGGAAGGGATAAATGGCTATCAAAAGAACACGATAATCCGACCATACCAGAGGGGTAACATTCCCTTACGGTTAAAATCACATTTCCAAAATTCTTGTCTGTGGTGTGAACGCGATCGCCTTTTTTAAACGGATAAGAACTGAGAACGATTTGCTCACCTTTGATCATCTTAATAAATAAGATAATCTTGTCTGAATCAAGGGTCTGTTGCTGCCCTCCATAAGCCCATTGAACCTTGATTTTATTACCCTGACAATTAATGACTCGCCCAATATACCGAGCATCGGTTTTAAGTTGGACAATATCAGTTTTCTTGAATGGGGAAGAATCGGAAATTTCCTCAAAATCAAGGATTTCCGATCTGTGAAATTCCCCTTCCTTACAGTTAGTAATTTGGCAAGTCTGTTTAAGTGTATTAAAACTTTCAACTTGCCACGCCGATCCTTTTATCAAGTAAGATGGTCGGCGTTTGTGGGGGTTTAATTCAACCCATTCCCCCACCCTTAAATTCCTTTCAATCGTTTTGTTAGTTGCTGCGGTCATAGTGTTAGACTCCTAATTGTTTTGGCATTTGTCGAAACTGAAGAGACTCAGGGAACTGATTAAAATCTCCGCCTTTTTTGTCGGAAAGCTTGATATCGATTCCTGTGGGTTTAGAGCCAAACTGTTTAACAAAAACTGCTACATCCGCAGCCAAGCATTGTTCGGTGATTTCCTCTAGCCATTGCACATCACACCGTCGCGCACCACGCCCACTTTCCCCTCCAACAATCACCCAATCAAAAGTCAGAGAAGCCATTTCCGGGCAATATTCCCACCCACATTCCTCTAATTGAATTGGTAGCCAACGACTTAGATCGACAAATTCCAATAGCGGTTCACAACTTAGAAATCGAATTGCTGCGGGTGTTTCTAAAAGCAAAGGAATTCGTTCATCAGCCACTTTCTGATTTTCGACTGAAACACCAAGCCAAACATTCGGGAAGGGCCAGTTATTTAAGCAATCCATATTGTGAGAAAACTCATAGCCCGCTTCTTCAATTCGTTCAATTGTTTCTGAATTGCTTAAATATTCCTGCATTCGTTCCGGTCGTTTAGTCAAAATTTGATAAGTATGCTGTGGGGTCAATGCCATCACAGCAAAGATTTCATCAAGCCATTCATCCTCAACATTTTTATGGAACATATCGGACATTGAATTAACAAAATATGTCTGAGGTTTCTTGCGTTTTAAGGGAATCTCTAACGCTTCAGGAACAAAGACAAGTTTTCCTGTCCAGTCGTCAAACCCTTTTGTTAATCCTTCGTAATAAGCCAACCGCCCTCGCTTATTTTCTGGCAATCCTTCCGCCATTTTCCAGTTACGAAAAGCTTGGTTTATAGCGTAACAATTTCGACATCCAGCACTAATTTTTGAGCATCCAATAATTGGGTTCCAAGTTTCTCCTGTCCATTCGATGTTTGACATTTGTTTTCTCCGTGTTGTTGATGTTTTTAAACAGCTTTGGATTCAATCAAAGCCGTCCCCAAAGCTTTAGCTAATAGCGGGGGAACTGCATTTCCGATAATCCGTTGGGCTAGAGATTTGGATTCTGGGAGGAGGTAGCTTTCAGGGAAACTCTGAAGAATCGCGCTAACTTCTGGGGTGATTTGTTTGGCGGTCAGATCCTCCAAATTCACCACGTCCGCCCAGTGGGTATGTCGTCCGGCTTGCATCGCTCGAATGGTCGGGCAAGGTTGATCCGGTGGTGTGGGATTAGCATTTTTAATGTTTGCTCCGGCCCTGGGCATCAAAACTAAGGGGGCGTGGCTGTTGACGTGATCTGTTGTGATAGTAAAGCTTGGCTCACTTCCGGCTTTTACTGTCGCTAACCGACTACAATTTTTATCCACGTCTACCAAACTAATTCCTGTTAGTTTGTCCTTAACTTGCTCTAATCGCTTAATTTGCCAGTCCGCTAATTTTGAATCAGGCAACGCGGTCAGATTGTAAGATATAGCTTCATACCATCCGATCCGGCGTTGAAACATTGGGAAGAATGGCAGCTTCAAACCTTCCCGAACTGCCCACAAAATCAAGCGGTTTCTGTTTTGTGGAACGCCGTAATCCGCCGCATTTAATACTTTCCAATGGAAGAAATAATTCAATCGTTGAAGACACCCCAGAATTTCTTTAAAGGATGTTGCTTTGACATAACCCGGAACATTTTCAAGAATGATCCACTTCGGACAAAGGGCTTCAATATAGGGGAGGCAAAATACCCCTGCATCCTTATCTTGATGATCCTCTAAATCGCCTCGACGGGCTTGTGAATATTGCTGACAAGGCGGCGACATCCACAACAGATCGACGGGTTCTAAAAGTCGGGGGTCAACTTGAGAAACACAAGCATTAATAATTTGGGATTCGGGTAAATTCAATTGGGCGGCGGCTGCGATTCCCTCATCTCGTTCGATTCCCCATAGGGAGTGAAAACCCGCCATTTCTAACCCAATATCTGCACCGCCACCGCCTGTGAACAATGTTGCTGAGGTAGGCATTATTTAGCCTCCCTTTCTTCTTTCAAAAGAGCTAAGAACCACTGCAAGCCATCTTCACAAATATTGAGGATACAAGTGGGATGATCCACAATGAATTTAATTAAATCGCTAGTGCGAATATAAGTGTGCTTTCCCTCGTTGTGGGTTTTGATTTTTCCGGTATTCACCCAACTTTTGACTTTGTGTCGAGAGAATCCTAGTCCTATTGAAATTGATTCAATAGTATACCAACCCATTTGAGGTTTCATGCTTTGTCCGAGCTTGTGTAATTGCTTCCGAATAGAGGGAATCGAACGCTTAACAAACCCATTGCTAACAGCCGCATTGTTGTAAGCTATTAATAATTTTGTCCGGGGTAAAGTTTCGGACAAAGCTACTAACAACTCAATCTCTTCGCTCGACCAATCACGCTTCGGGTTATCGGAGACTTTGACGTTTTTAATATTGTGATATTTCCCCTTGGTTGACGAAATGGGTCTTCCTAGTTTTTTAGCAATTTGACAAAATGCTAATCCCTCATTTCTTAGGATAAGCAGTCTTTCAATTTCTTTATCTGTCCAGGGTCTACCTCTACCTGTCATGATTAATTGTCCTCTCTTTGTATTTTCTAGTTGGCGTTTCTAATGCTTTTTTAAGTGACCATCCCCGTTGAAGTCTTTGAGCAAAATATTGGAGGGACATCGGGGGATTACACTTTTGGTAAATCCATTCGACGGTATGCTGTCTTCCCCTGAAATAATAGGTTTTAAAAATGGGATTAGGGGGGATGATTTTGTCTTTAATCTCCTGGATTCTTTCAGGTGATAAAGGGTTTGTTTCGTATCTCCCGTAAGTCAATGGCTTAATGATTTCAAACTTAAGAAGCCGTTTTATTCGGGTGTTTGCGTTTGCGATATTAAGCTTAAATTTGTCCCGCATTTCCTGAACTTTAAAGGAAGTTTTACCTTGTTTTTGTTGTTCGTAGAACCAATTGATAATACTTCCTAAATCTTCCCATCCAAGCTTGTCCATTAGTCGTCACTCCAAACAATTCCAATATCTCTGAGTTTTATGCGGTGACTTCTGATCGCATATTCATGTCCCCAATTCGGGAGAATTTCAGTTAAATATTGATCCATCGCCGACGCAGGGATTCGATATTTCATACACAAAGCTCCAAAGTCATTAAAGTTGAATTTTCCGGTTTCAGTTTTAACCTTGTTAACGTCCTGTTCAATTGTGTCCTTTAATTCTTCGTAAAGTCGCTTATATTTGGCGACGTAGGCTTTTCCTCTGAGTCCATAAAGCTGATGCTGTGGCATTTTAATCCTTGTTAATACTAAGAATTTCTGAGAGGGAATCGATTAAATCTTGACTAGGAAGAAGTCGATTGTTTTCAATTTTTGAGTATTGCTGCCAGGTAATTTCGATCCCTTTTTGTTGCAAGATTTCTACAATTTGCCTTTGAGAAAGTCTTGATTTTCGTCTGTGTTCTGTTATTGTTCTGCCAAAATCAGGCTGTAAAGTTTTGGTGTTCATTAATTAGATCTCGCTAAATTTTTGAACTGGGTGAACTGGTTATCAAATAAAAGTTTGACGGTTCCGGTGGGGCCGTTCCGGTGTTTGGCTAGAATGATTTCCGCAATCCCTCGATCTGAAGTGTCGGGATTATAGTAGTCATCTCGATAAATCATCATCACTAAATCCGCATCCTGCTCGACACTTCCCGATTCTCTCAAGTCTGATAATATTGGGCGCTTGTTAGTGCGTTGTTCAACGCTTCGACTTAATTGAGATAGTGCAATAACAGGTACGTCCAACTCTTTTGCCAACCCTTTTAACCCGCGTGTAATTCTTGATAATTCCTGCACCCGGTTATCGCTTCCTCCCTCCATTAATTGCAGGTAATCAATCAAAATTAATCCCAGTTTTCCACCATTTTCAATCTGTACTTTTTTGGCTTTTTTCTTTATTTCGCCAACACTGG